TAACCGCTTCTTTAAACTCTTCAGCCTGTTGAGCAATAGCAGGATGGCAATTACCACCAACGCTTACAACTCTGTCAGCTATTGTTTGCGCCCAAAACTCAGGGTCATGGCCTTTGTTACTTGTCGTTGCTACTAATACGTTGCCGATCTCAAGTTTTGGAGCATCAAAGAATGCCAATGTTATCCCCTAGAAATATCGTATCTAAATTCTTCACGAGCGCCGTAGCCTTCGCCAAGTTTTTTAAGCGCAGCAGTTGCCGCAATAAACCTTTGCTCGTACTGCCCAATCTCTTCTGGAACCTTTAAAAAGGTTGCCGCTTCTACAAGTGTACCGTACAAAAGCGCATCTGGTGCATTGTCAGAAAGCCAAGTGGTTTCTGATCCTGAAGTCGTAGTTAAAGATGCCGGTCTAAACTTGTAGTGTAATTCTATTGTGTAATCAGCGTCAGGGGTAGGCGCTACCAAAAAGGTAGTGTCATCAAACAATGCATAATACTTTGGCAAACCTGTAGTAGATGCGTTTGGCGAGTAGTCTCTTATAAACGAAACGTGCTTAAGAAGCGGGTACGAATATATACTGCTTGAGATTACAGCAAAGCTATAAGGGGCCAAGAAGTCAGATGGCGTAGAAACGTATGGGTTATCTGTAGTTGCAGTACCCGTGACGTTTTTTCTAAACACAGGCAGTTCTACATTCTTTAAGATCCGCTCTTCAGCTTCTTTTATAAATATATCTAAGTCAGATACAAAGGTAGTTTCTGCAGTTTCGCAGTAATCTTGTACCGCTGACTTCAATGTCGCTAATGTAAAACTCATGTTATAACCACCGTTACCGTACCAATTTCGCCTGTAGAAGCGTCTTGACTAAATTCTGACCCTATTGGATCGCCTGTGGTGGACATCATCTGATTGGCATCAATCGTCCTAACCACACCGGCACCAGCAACATCTGCCGCATTCACTGCAGGTCTTGGGTTCTGCAAAGCTTGAGCGTCAGCAACATGATTAACAGGTTCAAGCTGTGGATGTTTTACTTCAAAGCACTCGTTACAGACTCTAAAGCCAGTCCACTCTTTTTTTAAGCTAGTGTACTTGTACTCAAACCCACACCTGTCGCAGATGGCAAGAGCGTATTTGCCAGACGCAAAAGACATTACGCTATCCTAGACCTGAGACCAGGTGAGATTGTTAATGACGCTCTGCTTTGGTCTTGGTCCGCAGCCCTAGCAAACTCTTCATCGTACAAAGTCTTTAACAACTGAACACGATCTGGAGCTTTCTTAAGCGCAATGTAGTACAACAACCCAGCAGCTAGGCATGGATAGAATCTAAAAGGCACGCCTACCGTATTAACGCTTGCGTCAGCATCTTCTATGCGAACAAGCCGATTAATAATCAACTGGTCAGTAGCATTTTCAGATGCAGGCCAAATGTAAAGTTTAGGCGCTATTTGCTTGTCTAAAAAGAATTGTGTTGGTCTAGACTGAGTAGATTTATTTGGTAGGTTCCAATACTCAGACCTGCCAATTTGATCCATGCTTATGTCAGTGGTTGTTGTGCCATCAGTTCGTCTAATGACAACGTCAAGAACATCAATGGTGCTACCAGATAACTCAATAAACTCAGCGCCCTGGGTAAGGGTTGTTGCTGTATTGGTTACCGTCCACTGGTTTAAGCCTCTGTTTGCCCAATCAGCAAAAAGCAGGTTGAGCGAACGCCTAGCTGTTACACCATCATAGCCTGTGCGGAACTCAAGACCGCATCTTTCAAATGCTTCCTCAATGTATTCCGCTACATCTGGCTCAAAATCCCTGCTTCCTGAAGTAGCCATTAATAACTCTTTAGAACTTCAACAATGACAGTGTAAGTATCGGTATTACTTGCACCAATAGTGGTAAACATTACATCGCCAGTTTTACCATCCCCAGCATTGTTTGGTATGCCGCTAAAGTCAGTGTAGTCGTGGTAACCATTACTATCGGGAGACAACCCAATAATCAATGTGTCTGCTGTTGCGTCATTTAAAAGCTCAACACCCATACCAACACACTGCCACCAAATTTTAGCTACAGCGACTTCAGTGCAAGCTGCGCCAGCACTGTTAGCTGAAAGGGCGCTTACATCAATCTTCTTAACTGCGGCTTCGCCACTGCCATCACTGATGTTTGTAAACTTTAAAACAGCTTTTCGCTCACCATCTTGGATAGTTTGAGAGGTAACTGCGTCAGCCATATATTTCTCCTAAAAGCAGGGGCGTTGCCGCCCCAACCAGATTGCTAAATATTAAGCGTTATACCCATAAAACTCGATGAGGATCTTGCCTGCGGTGTAGTCTGCGTTAGTTGCTGCGCCTGTTACCAAGTACATAAACTTACTAGCAGCAGGAGGAACAGGAATGCCAAGCACAGAGCCAGCAGCTAAGTCGCCAGAGTTCAACATTTGAACCTGATTAGTTAAAGATGTAATTGCAGCATCTTCAGCACCTGTTGATTCATCGGCATACCAAAGATCGATATCTGGATCGCCGCCAGCAGGAGTCTCTATGCAGGTAAGCTTACCGCCTAGAATTGTTCCGTTTAAGGCTACGGTTGTAGTACCTATGTTGGAAGAAGCAGTACCCGCTTTACCAATGATGTCGCCGCTACCAGAAGATGCTAGGCCAGTCAGATCCATAAGGATGCTTGTGTGCCACATGCCACCAGCTTGAGTAACTGTAGATGCATAGATGGTGCCGGTTCCGGTAGTAATACCAGTGCCAGCTTCTGGGCCTGCGTTGCCCGTAAGTGTTGTTACGCCAGTTACACCAAGAGTGCCGCCTATAGAAGCGTTAGTGCCGTAAGTAGAGTTAGTTGTGACTGTGCCAGTTTCATCAGCAATAGTGATGTCTGAAAAGCCGTTTTGAGAACGGACTACGCCCGTAAAAGTTGTATTCGCCATGAGTATCTCCTGTCGTGGCTAATGTCAGGCACGGTATGCACCTGTCAGGGATAAGTTATTTATACAGTACAAAAAGAAAAGGGGCAACAAATGCCCCTTTCTTTATTGTTTCACATGAAACAATTACGCGCCGGATGAACCGAACACTGCGCGTGGGTTACTAAAGCCGAAGCTGTAGCGTTCACGAGCCTTGTATCGCACGTTGCCTGTGTCGAAATCACCTTCCATAGAAGTTGAAATCGGGCTACGTTCAAAGTGCTTTAGACCATCTGGGCAGTCAGTCAAGACAAACCAAGCATCAGTGTCTGTTAAGAAATGGTTTACTGCGTAGCCTTGTGGCAACAGTCCCATGTTCTTAATAGCATTGATGTCGTTGTCCGCTGTAGCTACACGCCCTGGTGTGTCTAATAGACGATCAGCAACAAACTGAAGTTGAGGTGGAACAATAAGCTTGGTTCCTTGCAGAGCCAAGATCATGTTTCTATCATCAACAAACGTAGAGATGTTGATCAAAGCATCTTCTAGAGATGTTTCGTTCAAATCTGAGTACGCTGAAGGACGATTTGAGAATGTACCACCACCAGCTAAGGGGTGTGCATCATCAATCAACTCAACACCGTCACCGCCAGCAAAGCTAGAATTGAACGCATTGTTCAATACGTTAGCAGCTTTAACTTGCTTGGTGTGTGCCATGCTGCGTGCAAGAGCCTTTGTATAACGTGCGCCAAGGCGGTCATACAAATTATCTTCTACTGCTTCTTCCGTCAAAGCGAAAGCCAGTGCAACAGTTTCGTGTGTGTAACGAGCGGTGAAACCTTCAGACGCAGAGTCGTAACCGACACCTTGACCTTCAGACTTGTCCCGTGCATTACCAAAGCCTACGATCAGAACTTCTTCTTCAAACGCTCGGTCAGAAGATTCGGTTTCAAAGATCTCAGCGTGCTCGTTTTCATAACGTGCGTATTCCATACCAAATAAAGCGTTGAGTCCAGGCTCTAGCTCTTTGGCTAATTGTGCTCTTGAAATAGCCATGAATTAACTCCCTTAAGCTAGACCAGCGCCTTTAACGCCGAACAAGTGGTTTTGAATAGTTACCAACACATTGGTATGTGCTGCGCTTACATCTGAATTTTCAGGATCTGCAGATATGTCAATTGCCTTAAGAGCAAGTGAAGTGGCAGTACCACCATCTGTTACCTGTAACTCAGCACCAGAAATACCAGTTACCGTGCTTCCTGCTGTCGTATAAACGATATCGAAATTGCCGAACAAGTCTGCAATCGGGAACGCAATAGTAGCTTGGATTTCAAACACAACCATTGGATCATCAATGATGAACGCAATTAAGTCAGAAGCATTGGTGCTTGCTGGATAGAAGTTACTGAATACAGTCTTCTTGGTTGTTGGGTCGGTATAGGTGCAACCGTTAAATACACCAACGATAGGCACAGTGCCTGCGTCAGCGTGAACTTCTACTGTACCACCAGTAACTTGCATAACCATATCCCCTTGGAATATAGCAGTGCCATA